GCCCGCGCGTCGTTGTTAGACCCAAACGTCAAGTACCATTCGGCAAATCCGCAGTTGAGTGGTGACGACGTGGCCAGGCGACAGCACATGAGTAGGTACCGAGTCAATTCGTGCACGCACAAAGCCGGTCAATGTGTCTGCATTAGACCCACGTGCACATTGATGGTGGACAGTCTTTACTACCTTGAATGGGAAGAGTTTGTCATCCTGCTTGGACACGGGCCTTGTGTCTCGGTCCACCACACATTTCCCAACGGTCAGAGCCAGGGATACGCGCCCAGCATGCAGTTCCCTGAAGCGAAGTGGGACAGGTGCTACAACGTCTGGTGCCAGACGTCTAGGCGCCTGTGCTCTATGGCCATTCAAATGAAGGTGGACGGCAACGAAACCCCCTATGTCCACCCCGATGCGGACGAGACGCACCCGCCGGGTAAGACAGCAGTGGTGCTGGGTCAAACCAGATACTTGCATAGGACGTTGCTACTCCAGTGTGGCACGCACTCAGCCTATGAGTACCGATTAGTCACGCTCGCACCTCCCCGTCCCCCTTTGGTCCAAGACCATAGCCGAGTGCTGATACAAGACGCCAACACCGTCATTGGGTCATTGAGAAGAATGGGAGTAACGCAACCAGATCGCTCCGTCTTCGAACGCATAGGCGCCACCATACTGGTCCGTGAAAATAGGTTCGACGTGGAGACCGCTGACCGCTTAACCAACACAGCCCTGGCTCTGTGGGCTGGCATGCGCCGCGAGTTAGGGGCCTGTGAACGCCTCGTCAGATGGATACACGGAATTAGGCTCCAGTTATCGCGTCGCATCACTGCCGTCCACCATACCGGAGTGGTCACGACTGACATAGTCCGCAACATCATGATTGAACCCCTGTGCAACCTAGCCGATGGGTGCGCAGTGGTGGTGCGGGACACCATGGGCATCCCACGAAGCAGACCGGACCCCGCCTGGACCAGCGTCTTCACCGTGGGGGACTACAGGCTTAAACGCATGTCAAGAGACAATGATACTATCCGTTACGCCCTCCGCAAACGACTGGTGGAGTTTCCATCCCACTGCCCAGCCTGGAATCAAGTGGCGCGTAATTCACATTTCAGTGTGGAAAACTTAGCACCACTTGAGCCGGTGCAGTGGCTGGAACACTTTTATGGGCGGTTCGAAGATAGGAACAAGGTTGCCGACTGGACCCGGGCCATCCAAGGCATGGCAGAGTTCGATACCAAGCGTCTCAGGGACCCAAGCGCAGTTCCGCAGTTGGTCGCCTTTTCCAAAGAGGAGCCCTACATGAAGTACACAAAGGTAAAACCCCGAGTGATCTTTGATTTCCGAGACAAACGTTGGGTCCTCCGGGAAGCTGTCTTCACGTCCCGGTACGTTATGAAGTGGAAACACGATGTGAAGACCAACATAGAGAACCAACGCTGCGACCTGTCACCCGTCATTTATACTCCGGGTCTCACACCTGGCGAGGTCTCTGAATGGCTCCACTACTGGACCTTCGAGCGCAAATTCGATTGTCGCGTGGAAGGGGACTGTTCGTCGTTCGACGGTCACAATTGTGTCGAAAGCCACAACCTCTTCATCGATTTTGCCAAACGCGCTGGAGCCGACACGCTCACCTTAAGGGACTTGCTCGCAATGAAGACAGTCGAGATAGAAACACCCGATGGCAGCCTCAAAATTAGGATGAGTGGCAAAGTGTGGTCCGGACAGCCAGCAACTTCACTGAAAGACTCAATCGTGGTGGGCCACCTTATCACCCACATTTTGCAGCCATTCGTTCTGGGGGTAGACTACTCCCTAATGGTGTGTGGCGATGACACGCTCATCCTTTGTGGCACCCAAATGCTACGCCGCGTGCGCTCTGCAGAATTCGACTTGGCAACCAGAGCATCGCGCCTTGGACACGACCTAGAGGTTAAGTACTACACTAAACGTAGCATGTACCAGGCCACATATTGTAGCAAACGCACGGTTTTCTACCTCACAGGCGAATCCAGCCAATCTCCCATGCTTGGCCGTCTCATGATTAAGTTCGGCCAAGTTCCTCACGAGATCACGGACTACGTGGCGTGGATGGCTCCACAGATGCGAGAACTGGTGCTCCATTCTGCCTGCCCGTACGTGAGGAGTTGGGCTCAAAGATGGTGTGACACCATGGCTATAACTTTTGACGTCGGGCCATGCGTACCACTGGGGACGGAGTGCATGGCCGTTCCCTACGGCATAACAGTGGACGACTGGGAGAACTATCTACGCCTACATCCGCCCCGTAGCGACGGGGTGTGGCACCTTCCACTCGATCACGTCACCTCAAGGATCATACAAACTGATGTGGGTGATCTGGAGCAACCGACCGAGGAGCAAAACGTCTACATGGTTCCCAATCTGAATCCGAGCGCGGGAGTTGTCCAGTGGTTTGCTGGGAAGTACTATGCTTACAAAAATCG